GCAAAAGTTTCTCTCACACTGGGGCGGGCACCGCGGGCGGGGCACACGTCCCGGTCACCCCCGGTTTTTCTCGGGAGGGGGCACGGCCGACCGGGCCGACGATCCCAGAATTCGACCCGGACTCGATGACGTTTCGGACCCGCCGCGACGAAGGTGTGCCCGCCCTGTATATCTCGGCGTTCGACCGGGCCGAAGAATGGGAACGGGAATTCCTGGAGGGGGCGAAGCTGCTCGGCTTTGACCCGACGCCGCAGCAATGGAAAATCGCCGACGCGATCAACGCACACGACGACGTCGGCGAACCGTTGTTCTCGACCGTCGGCGTGTGTGTCCCTCGCCGCGCGGGTAAGACGACGGCGCTGCTCGCGATCGCGCTCGGGCGGGCGAAGTGTCGCGAGAACTACGCCGTGTTGTTCACGGCGCAGTCAGGCACCAAAGCGCGCGACCGTTTCCTCGCAATGGCGATCACCCTCGAACGCCTCCAGCCCAACGAATACGAACGCGGGTTTCGGGTGCTCAAGGGCGCCGGGCATCAGGTCGTAGAATTCACGAACGGGTCGTTCTTTCAAGTCGTGCCACCCAAGGGCGAATCGTTCCGCGGCGACGCGGGCGACCTGCTCATCGTCGACGAAGCGCAAGAGCACGGCGCGGACGTGTCGGCGGATCTGCTCTCCGGGATCCTGCCCACAATGGATACCCGTATGGGCGCGCAATTCATCGTCGCCGGGACCGCGGGCGAACACCGCTCCGGTCTGTTCTGGGACACGCTCGAAGAGGGCCGGACCGAAGTCGAGGGTACGGGGATCATCGAGTTCGCCGCGCCGCAGGACACGAGCACGGATCAACTCAAAATGCCGAACGGTGAAAAGGACTGGGACGGCGCGCGCCCGATCATCGAAGCGGCACACCCCGGAATCGGCACACTAACCCGGCTCGACGTCATCAAGAAACGTTTCTTGAAGCTCCCGTTACCGCAATTCATGCGCGAATATCTCGGGATCTGGCCCGAAGATTACTCGAAATCGGCGATCGACTCCGTCAAGTGGCGCGCGTGTGGCCTCGACGAGTTCACCCGCAAGCCCGCACACTTTGCAATCGGCTTTGACGTCAACCCGAACGGGTCGGCGGCGGCGATCGCGGCCGCGTGGCGAGAGGACGGGCACGCCTACGTCGAGATCCTGGAGCACAACCCCGGCACCGAATGGCTCGTCCCGGCCCTCGCGAAGCTCTCGGCGAAGTACCGCGTCCAAATCGGACACGACACCGTCGGCGCGGTGCTCGTCGAAGCGGAAGCCCTCGCCCGGATCCGGCCCGCCCCTCGCCGAAAGCCGATCGGGTACAAGGATATCGGCGCTATGTGTGCCTCATTTATGAAAGAAATCACGAACGAACGACTCCGCCATTTCCGACAGGCTCCGCTCGACTCGGCGGTGTCCGGTGTCGTGAAACGCGACCTCGGAGACAACGCGTGGGCGTGGGGTCGCCGACAGTCCGGCACGGTCGATATCGCGCCACTCGTCGCGGCGAATATCGCGCTCCGCACGTTCGACACCATCGAAAAACGCGGCAATACCCGCATTATCTCCAGCACATCACTCGCAAAAAGGGCGGCATAACATGGCTATTTCACTAGATGGATCGACGACCGGGATCGTCGTATTCTGCACGACCTGTATCGGGTGGACACGCTCGGCAGATACCCGCGGCGAAGGGCACATGATCGCCGAAAATCACGAGTTTTTCGTGCATCCCGGCGACGTGACCGCGGCCAAATCGGCCGAAAAGTACCGCTCACGACACGCCGCACGCACCGGCGCTATTCGGTGAATGTCGCCAAATGTCCGCATAGTTACAAACGTGGGAATACGGACAGCACTCAAACTTATTGAAACGGCACCGGCCGCGACGCTCTCGCGTTCGGCCGGTACCTCGATCATCTCGCCGTGGCAAGTCGGCGGACCGTCGAAAATGGTGCTCGCCGACATATTCGGAGCACAGGCCGAACACATCACCCGCGCCGAAGCGATGACGCTCCCACCCGTCGTCAAGGGCCGCGCAATCCTCGCCGGTCAACTCGCCCCGGTCCCGCTCGTCGCCCTCGACGAGAACGGCCCGCTCGGCGTCCAGCCCGAATGGCTCCAGCGCACCGACGGTGTGCTCTCTCCGTGGCATCGGATGCTCTGGACGATTGACGACCTCATGTTTGTTGGCTGGTCGCTTTGGGGCGTGCTCCGCGACTCCGACGGCGCGATCACGACCGCCGACCGGATCCCGGTCGAATGGTGGACCATCGACGCCGACGGGACCGTTCTCATCGACGACGGCTCTGGACCCGCCCCGGTCGACGCCGCCGACGTCATTCTCATTCCCGGACCGTCGGAGGGTCTGCTCGAATTCGCGACCCGCTCGATCCGCGGCGCGGTGCTGCTCGAAGAATCTTGGGTCAAGCGGTCGAAAAGCCCGATCCCGCTCGTCGAGCTACACGAAACGATCGACGGCGGACTCGAAGAGGGCGAAGCGGAAGCCCTCGTCCAGGACTTTATAACCGCGCGGGAGGACAAGAACGGCATGGTGTCGTTCACGCCCTACGCGATCGAGCTACGCGCACACGGTGAAACGTCCCCGCAACTCGCGATCGAGGGCCGCAACTTTGTAAAAGTCGATATCGCAAACTTCCTCAACTTGCCCGCCGCCGCGCTCGACGGATCCCTGTCGACGGCGTCGCTCACCTACTCGACGCAAGAGGGATCGCGAAACGAAATCGCCGACTATGCCCTCGCGTACTGGTCCGATCCGATCGCCGCGCGTTTCTCTCAGGATGACGTGACCCCGGCCGGATCCCGGATCCGTTTCGACTTCGCACAAATCCGAACCACGGCCCCCGCACCGACCGGCCCGAACGTAAAGGACTAACCCAATGACCGACGTACACATCGAAGCGGGAACACTACTCGCTAACTACGACGACCGGACCATATCCGGTCTACTGCTCCCATACGGCGAAGTCGGAAACACCGACCTCGGAAAATTCAGCGTCGCCCGCGGTACCGTCTCGATCCCGACAGACTCCGTCATCGTCGGTCTGAACACCGACCATGCCCGCGAAAACTCGGTCGGCCGCGCGGCGACCCTGACCGACACCGACGCCGGGATCGTCGCGACGTTCACCGTCGGCCGGACACCCGAAGGCGACGCCGCCCTCGCGGATGCCGCCAGCCCGACGGGCAAGCGTCGCAAGCTTTCCGCCGAAGTGTCGAATATCGTGCTCCGCGCCGGGGCGCTCGTGTCCGGCCGACTGTTCGGCGCGGCCCTCGTCGGTCAAGGCGCGTTCCCGTCCGCGACGCTGCTCGCCGCCGACGCCGGGGATCCCGCCGACGTCGCCGCGGCCGACTCGACCGAACCGATCGTAACCGTCGACGAGTCGAGCGAATCGTTCACCGACGCGACCGGCGCGCAGATGACCCGCACGACGACGACGACGACCACGATCGACGGACCGACGACGACCGTCGAATCGACGACCACGATCACCGAACCCGAACCCGAACCCGCAACCGACCCGCCCGCCGACAACCCCTCGACTGTTCTCGCCTCAACCAAAACGAATGGATCTATCGTGCCTCCAGCAACCACCCCCCGCACTCTGAACGCCCGCAGCAAGGCACCGGCCGGACTCTCGTTCGTCGATATGACCCGGATGCTCGGCAAGGCGAAGGCGACCGGCGACTCGTCGCTCTATGCCGCGATCGCCGCCGAAGCGGGCGCGTCCGCGTCCCTGTTCGCCGCTCTCGGAGATATCACCGCCGCGGGCGCGGGCGACGCGATCAACGGCGCGCCGCAGTGGCTCGGCGAACTCTGGTCCGGCCGCGAATTTCAGCGCAAGATCATGCCCCTGATCGGTCACGGCGACCTGACCGCGCTCAAGGTCGCCGGGTGGCGCTGGACGGTCGAACCCGAAGTCGGCGCGTGGACCGGTTTCCCGGCCGCGGTCCCGTCGAACGTGCCCGCGACCGAATCCTACGAAGTCACGGCGCAGCGTTTCGCCGGTGCTCACTCGGTCGGCCGCGAATACCGCGACTTTGACGTTCCCGGATTCTGGGAAGGATATTTCCGCGGCATGTCGCAGAGCTACGACCGACAGGCCGACGCGGCAACCCTCGCCGACCTGCTGCTCGCCGCGACGCCGGTCACCCGCGGCGCTCTCCCGGCCGGGGTAACCGCGGGCATGACCTCCGTCGTCGACGGTGCCCTCGCGATCATCGACCGCGGCGTTCCCTCGTTCGCCGTCGTCGCGACGGATCTGTACCGCGATATCCTGCTCACCCGAAACGACGACACCCTCGGATATTTCAATGCCGCCCTGGGCCTCGAAGAGGGCACGATCGGCACGTTCCGAGTCGTGCCCGACTCCAGCCTCGCGGCGGGCGAAGTGCTCGTCGGCGCGAAGTCGGCCGCGACGGCTCACGAGCTTTCCGGTGTCCCGATCCGCGTCGAGGGACTCGACATGGTCCGCGGCGGGGTCGAACCGGGCGTGTTCGGATATGCCGCGACCGTCATTCACGACGCCTCGGCGCTCGCGCTGGTTACCCAGCCCATCTAATCGTCCGGCCGGTCGCCCGCTCCGTCGACCGGCCGGATCCATACCGGGTCATTTAGGGGCTATGCCCTGAGAAGCCACAGGCCGCCGTCTAACGGCCGACCCCCCCGAAGTGACCCGGTATTACCCCCCCCTAAACCGTGCACAATGTTCTAAAAAACGATCGAAGGTGTATAACTTGTCAGTCATTCCGTTCGCCGAATCGCTCGGGCCGTACTGGGTCGGCGACGCCCCGGCCGGGTCGCTCGTGATTGAATTCCTCGACGACGACGGCGTTCTCGGACAGCGACCCGACGACACGATCACGGCGACGCTCACCGGCCCGGCCGACTCGACCGCGACGGCCGTGCTCACCGTGACCGCCGAACCCGACGTCGAATTCATCGAGGTCACATGGACGACCGCGCCGACGTTCGACGTCGCCGGGATCTGGACGCTCCAGCTTTACCCGGCCGTCGGTGCTCGATACACCGCGCTCCGGTTCGTCGTGCAAGCGGACGACGGATGGACAAGCATTGAAGCCGCCCGCGAAGATTGGGCCGACGCCCCTCGACTCGATTCAAGCCTGTATGAAAAGCTCGACGCCGCCCGTACCGCGTGCCTGAACTTCGCCCCGGCCCTCGTCGACGGCGCGGCGGTCCCGGTCGGTTACCGGCTCGCACAGCTCATGCAAGCCCGCGCGATTATGAACGCCACCAAAGCGGGCACCGCGGACTCGCTCGGCGCGGACGGTCTGACCGTGACCGTGTTCCCGCTCGATTGGAACATCAAGGCGCTCCTACGGCCGAAGCGTGGAAAGCCGGTGATCCGGTGAACTCGCGCCGCGGACTGATCGCCGCGCTCGTGGCGAAGCTCCCGAGAAAATACCAAGTGATCGGACCGCGAACCCTCGACGCCCTCGACGCACGTCGGCCGGTCGTTATGGTCATTCGCACCGATACCGCCCCCGCGGCGAACTACGCCGGATCCTATCTGTCGACGTTCGGGATCTGGGTTATTCAACCGAAAACGATCGAGCCAGAGGACGACCTCGACGACGACCTCGACGCCGTCATTCTCGCGCTCGACTCGTACAACTTTGTCGCGTGGACCGCCGCCGAACGCTCGACGTACGAAGACCAACCCGCCTACCGCATCACCGCAAACACCATCGACACGAAGGACTAAGAACATGGAAAACATTCCCACTGCCCGGATGCAGAAATTCATCACCGTCACGATCGGCGCGGATTCATTCTCCGGGCATGTCTCGGCGTGCTCGTACGTGCCCGCCGCGACCGTGTCGACGTGGGTCGGCGGATCGCCCGACGCGAGTCTGTCCTCGACAAGCTCGTCGACGTGGACCGTCGCAATGGCCGTTCTCCAGGACTGGGAAAACGCCGGGTCGCTCTCGAATTTCCTGCTCGCAAACGAAGGACTCGTCGCGACGCTCACCTACAAGCCGCACGCCGACGGCGTTTTCGAGGTCATTTCAGAAATAACGATTGTTGCGCCGACGATCGGCGGCGCGGTAAACGCGTTCAACGAATCGGCGATGACGTTCGGCTCGACGAAGCCGATCCCGACGTTCCCGATCGCGGTCTAGTACACGCGTTCTACCGACACCCAAGGCCGGCCTTGGGCCCAACTCGAAACAATGTTCTATAGGAGGGCGGGACCGTGCTACACATCGACGTCGAGCAATCGAAAGAAATGCAAGCGACCGTGCTCGCCCTCCGCCAGATGGAACCGACCTTGCGTAAACGGGTCTACGCCGCGACGCGAGAAAAGATCTTGCCCGAATGGCGGCAAGAACTCGCCGCCAGCGCGAACGGACATCTCGACGAGAAGGTTCTGTTATCGGGTGCTCGGATGGACGTTACCGCCTCGACGATCAAGTTCAAGGCGGCGCAGTCGAAACGGAAAATGAGCGGCGGCGCATCCCCGGCCGATATCGGGCACGCCGTGGAATTCGGCGCGAAATGGTACCGCGGGACCGTGTCGGCGACGTCGAACCGCGGCAAGAACTACAGCTACACCCGAACGCTCAATAAGCAATTCAAGCCGCGCCGCTCGAAAGGGCACGTCGCCTATCCCGCGATCGGTCGGCTCGTCCCGCGGTTCGCCGCGCTCTGGGTCGGCATCACCGTAAAGACCATGTATGACGCACTAGAACGGAAGCTGTAACCGTGGCCGGTATCTCTCTAGACATGAACTCGAATGTCAAGCCATTTCTTAAGGGTGTGAAAGACGTCGAGGGATCCCTCGATGGACTCTCGGACACCCTCGACGACGTCGCCCGCGACGCCGCGAAGTCCGGCGACAAGCTCGGCGACAACCTCGCCGACGGCGTCGAGGACGGCACCCGCGACGCGTCCAAGTCAACCGAAAAGCTCGAAAAGTCGTTCGCCGACCTCGCGAAGTCATCGAAAAAAGAGTCCGGCACCGCGGGCGACAGCATCAAAACGAACGTGAAAAAGGGCACCGACGGCGCGCGGGACAGTCTCGGCGACATGCAAAACGAAGCGTCGAGCGTGGCCGGTGAAACGGCGTCGAGCTTTGACGGATCCGCCGACTCAATCCTCGGCGCGTTTCAAGACCTGACCTCGAAAGCGTTCGCCGGTTTCGGTCCCGCGGGACAAGCGGCCGGACTGATCGCCGCCGTCGGTATCGGCGCGGCCGTCGCCGTGTTTCAATCCGGCGTCGAGCAAACGGACGAGTGGAAAGAAAGCATGTCCGAACTCGCGGGCGAGATGATCGACGCCGGGGCGACGGGTGAGCTAAGCCTCGAAAAGCTCGCCGACCGGATCAAAGAACTCGCCACGGAAACGGACAAAAGCAAGGACAACCTAGCCGATATCTCCGTTCTCGCCGACCGCGCCGGTGTACCCCTGGACAAGCTCGCCGAAGCCTACGCGGGCAATACGGACGGACTCGCCGACATGATCGACGAGAACGACAAGCTCTATGAACGCGGCCGTGAGAGCGGCGCCTCGTGGGTCCGCGCGTTCGGGTCGGATGCCGACAAAGCCGAACAAGACATGTTCATCGCCGCGGGCGGGATCGCCGACGACCTCACCAAAGTAAAAGCCTCGATGGATGCCGCCGCCGAAGCCGAAAAACTTTGGGTCGAAGCGGGCGGACCCGAACTCGAAGCCAAAGCCGAAGCGACCGCCGCCTACGCCGAATCTGTCCAGTCGGCGCTACTCGAAGCGGGCGACTCGTGGGAGGACTTCGCCAAAGAGGAGGGCGGAATCGACCTCGCCGCGTACCTCGCGAACTTCGCCGAAAAGTCCGCCGCGATCGCGAACTATCAAGCGAACGTCGCCGCCGCCTCATCGACCCTGAACACCGAAGCTCTCGGATATATCCAATCTCTCGGAGCCGAAGCCGCGCCGCTGCTCGACGCCTACGTGAACGCCCCGCTCGAACAAAAGGGCGACCTAGAAAAGGTCTGGGCGACGCTCGGTAAGGCGGGCGGATCCTCGTTCACCGACGACCTAGCTAAGAACGTTCCCGACAGCCTCGAAGGCCCCTCGATCACCCTCGACGCCGACTCGACCGCATACGACAAAGTCGTTCGCAAGCTCACCGAATCGAAAATTCGGGTGACTGTCGAGGGTGTCGACCGTACCGGAAAGATCGTTTTCTAATGCCTACATTCACCCGCACCGGATCGACCCTCGTCCCGCTGCTCATCCTGCCCTACACCCTCGACCGGCCGACCGGGTCAACCGTTCACACCCTCGAAGATGGCTCGACGGCCGTCACATCGACCGGGGTCGGCGAACGCGCCTCGACGCTCGTTCTGCTGCTCGACACCGCCGCCGACGTCGCCGCGGCCGAAGCGTTTTTCAGCGCGACGCCGCCGTTCACCCTGACCGACCCGGCCGTTCTGCCCGCGCCGGTGCTCGGCACGCTCGGCGCGGGACGGATCACCGCGACGCTCGACCCGCTCACCCGCCGTCATTGGCTGCTCTCGGTCCCGATCGTCGAGGTCACGGCATGATCGCCGATTGTTCGGTTACCGCGGCGTTAGGCGGCGGCGTGGCCCTCGCCCTGACCTCGACCCGGTTCACCCTCGATGATTCATGGTCTCCCTACGCGCAAGCGTCGCTAGTGGCCCGGATGCCCGCCGACGCGACGCTACTCGACCCGCGGACGGCGTCGCCGGTCACCCTGAACTATCGGCAAGCGTTCGGACCGGTCTATCTTGTCTCGGCTTTGTCGGCCGAATGGGCCGGGTCGCTCGTGTCGGATCTGTCGGCCGAATGGGCCGGGTCGCTCGTGTCGGATCTGTCGGCCGCGTACGGGTCCGGCGTGTTCGTGCCCGGCGACGCCTACCGTGACCCGGTCGACCGCGTCGCCGTGCTGCACGTTCGCCGACGTCGCCGCAACTCCGACGGGACCGTCGACATTGACCTCGCAAGCGGCGAAGCTCTGCTAAGCGACGTCCGGCACATGGGCGGCGGTGCATACATCTATCCCGCGGGCACGCTCCGTGAACTCGTCGAATACGTGTTTGAGGATCTAGGCGACCTGACCCCGCACACGTTCACGCTCGCGGCCGGATCCGACGACTACGCCCTCGCCGACTCACCGACCCTCGAACCCGGTATGAAATATGACGACTTTCTCGACCCGTACCTACAGGCCGGAAACTTGCGCCTATGGTGCGACGAGCTGGGACTATTCCACCTGACCGACACGAGCGCGACCGTCGGCGGATCCCTCGCCCTGACCGGCGCAACGAACATGACCGGTTCGACCGACGAAATCGACCGCGACGGCGAACTCTGGGCCGACTCCGTCATCGTCGAATACGACGGCGCGGATACCGGCTTGCCCTACATCTCAGGCTATCCGCGCGACGGCTCGAAGGTATCAAAAACGCTGTATATCCGCGTCGAAGCCGCTCCGCCGTTCGATCAGTTCTCGACACCCGACGCGCTCGACGCGCCCGCAATGAACATCTATAACCGCCTCCAGGGCCGCGCGCACACGATCGCCGCCGACGCCGTCGCCGACTACTCGGCGACACCGGGCACGGCCGTAACCGTCGAGGGCACCGCGGGATCGTTCGGCGGGATCGTCCGCGCCGTCACATGGACCACACCAGACCACCGAATGAACGTAACGACAAGGGACATAACCTAATGGGAAACGACGTAAACGGCGTCTATCAATACACCGAAGCGGAAGCGGTACCGTCGACATTCTCGGCGTTCCTGAACAAGCTTGCATCGAGCGTATCGACCCGGATTGGGCAGATACAGGCGATTCTGAACTCTGAACTCGCGGACACCGGTTGGACGCTGTTGGTTCTGGGATCCGGCACGACCGCGCCCGATCAAGCCCTCCAACCTATGATCCGCCGAAAAAACGGGATCGCCTACGTCACCGGCCGATTCACCCAAAACGGGGCGACCGGGTTCACGATCCCGCCCGGTTACCGGCCGTTTCAGGATCTCCGCACAAGCGCGCAGGCCGGAAGCTCGGGCGCTCAAGTTGTCGTCGTCATTATCCCGAAGGACGGCGCGGCATACACGTCCGCGAACGCGACGCCGAACCTCGCGCACTCGTGGATTATCGGATGAATACTGTCGAGCAAGCTCTCGCCTATGCCCGCGCGCACCCGACACGAGCGGGCGGCGTGTCGTGGTCCGGGTGGTGCGAATCGTTCGTATTCCGCGCGGGCGGATTCACCCGGTTCTATCCGACCGCCCTCGCGGCCGGTAACGCGTCCGGCCCGCTCAACCCGGACTGGACGCGGGCACCGCGCGGCGCGATCCATTATTGGTCCGGCGTGTATGTCCGCGGCATCGAGTCCGGTCACACCGCCCTCGATATCGGCGGCGGAACTCTGCTCATGGCATCGAGCCGCGTGTCGAATATGGGCCGCGGCTTGGGCACCATCCACTATCTCGACTACGGCTTGCCAAATTATCGCGGATGGACTATGCGACACGGCACCGAAGTAATCGAGGGCACCTCATCGACCGCGGCGAACTCCGTCGAGGTCATCGAAATGAAAGCAAAGGATCTAGACCACATGAAAATTCTTAGTGTCCCGAACGGCACGATCGCGCTCGTCGGCGACTACGACACCCGCGTTTACACGACGACGGAGGGCGGATCCGGCTTTAGTATCGGGTCGAACTCGAAAGCGTTCGGCAACGTGACCGGACTAAGCCCGGACGAATTGACGACCGTCGTCAACGAAGCCGCCGCCCGCCGTGCTGCTCTGGTCGCCGACGTCGCCGCGGCCGTGCTCGCCGCCCTGCCCGCACCGGTGCCCGCGGCCGTCGTTGAACTCGACTCGGCGCTCGGAGCACTCACCCTGGACCCCGCCACGATCACCGCGATCGCCGCGGCCGTCGGCGCGGATCTGGTCGACCGACTCGCCGAATGAGAGGCCCGCCCATGAATAAAACACTCGTCACGATCGCGTTTATCTCCCTTGCCCTGCTCGGAGTCGTGGGAGTATTCCTGATCCTGCTATTCCAACCCGACGGCGCAAGTCAGGCGATTACCCTCGTCGTGACCGTGCTCGGGATCGCGACGACGGCGATCGTCACGTTCTACAACCTCGGCAAGCAAGGCGAAACGATCCAAACGATCCAGCATCAAACGAACGGCAACACGTCGGCGCTGCTCGCCGAAGTCTCTCGGCTCTCGACGCTGCTCGCCCTCGCCGACCCGGTCGTGCCCGCACACGTCGAAGCCGTGAACTCTCCGACGGGCAACCCCGCCCCGCGCGCTTAGGATCGCGCACAGCGAACCGCTCACGCCGCCGACTGGCACTCGACGGCGTGACCGGTCGTAATCCATTCAAGATCAACGCCGGACGCGATCGCCCACGCCCGCAGATACACCGCCCGCGGGATCCGTCGGCCGTGCTCATAGTTGATAATCGTCGTTCGTGAAATCTCCGCGACCCGCGCGAATTCGGATTGATCGAACCCGGCGCTCTCCCGCGCTTTGCGAAGCCGGTCGGCGACGGTGAATTCGGGCACCGTCGACCCTGCACTCTGAGAAGTTGTCATGTAGCAACATTTACACCTGACAACACAACACGCGCTAGTCCCCCAAACGGAGGACTTGCACATTCACACCCGAAAAGTCGTAAAGTAGTCACATGACAACTTGCGCACCTAACCAACACCCGCACACCTACCCGCTCGGCTCCGTCGTGTACGTGATCGCCGACGAGAACGGGCACGAACTCCCGCCGTACCGACTCGGGACCGTCGTCGCGTTCGGATGGGCGAACCTCGCCCGCACGATCCCCGCCTACCGCGTCGAGGGGCAGACCGTCGGCAGCTACGCCGAATTCAGCCTAGGCACGATCCGCGACGCGCAGGACATCGGCTAATGGGCGACGTACTGACCACGGCCGAAGTCGCCGCCGTGCTCCACATCACCCGGCAAGCCGTGATCGCCCGCGTCGCCGCGGGCACGCTCACGCCCTGCTACAAGCAACCCGCGAACGGCGGATACTTGTTCGCCGCCGCCG